ACCTTCGGGAACTGTCTCCCAACTTGTTGACAGTGCTAGTGGGATTCACGCTCGTTACTCACATTATTATATTCGGACTGTTCGTGGAGATAACAAAGACCCTCTAACACAGTTTATGAAAGATCAAGGTATCCCATCAGAACCAGATGTGACGAAGCCTACACAAACTACAGTGTTTAGCTTCCCAATGAAGGCCCCTGAGGGTGCTGTTGTAACTTCGGATATGACTGCTGTAGAGCAACTAGAAATGTGGTTGGCCTATCAGAGGGATTGGTGTGAGCATAAACCTTCTGTCACCATCAACGTGCAAAAGGATGAGTGGTTCGAGGTTGGTGCATTTGTGTATAAGCACTTTGATGAAATGTCTGGGGTATCTTTCTTGCCCTTTAATGAACATACATATCGTCAAGCACCCTACCAAGAAGTAAGCAAGAGTGAGTATGAAAAACTTCTAAGCCTTATGCCAGAAAGTATTGACTGGTCTTTGCTAAAGGAGTATGAGTTGGAAGACACTACATCAGGTTCACAGACAATGGCTTGCTCGTCTGGTGCTTGTGAGATTGTTGACTTGACTTAGGATATTTATTTTGGCAAAATCCCCAGTGTTTGGCAGAGGTCGAAACAAAAAACACAAAGGTGGTGGCCCTGTTATTGGGGCTGCTGCTAACATTAACATGCGAGGCAAAAAAAGCAAAGTTGATAAATGTCGGTGTTGTGAGTGTATAGATATGAGAGATGACATTTTACTTGCTTTACACAAAAAAGAGATGAGAGTTGTAACTTAATCATGTTACGACACCCACCCAATGTTTACTAAACTAATGCTTGCCGCTGGTATGAGGACTTATCCCCAAATCTGGGAAGGTTCTACACTAATTGGCGGTGCTGATGATCTAGAAAAGCATCTGTTCTAATAAGAGGTTCTACCGAAACCCATGTGGTTTTTCCTGCGGATGTTTACGCAGTAGTGGGGTTGATCGCCCATGACGGTATCAGGATAGGTTACAACGGATGCCTTAGCGTTTGTCTGACCTAGGGTTATAGCGCCCCTAGTCCTGCCATTACAGAATACTACCACTAGCTCAACTGGACAGAGCAAAGAACTTCTAATTCTTAGGTTCCGTGTTCAACTCACGGGTGGTAGACCAAACAACACAAGGGATAAGATATGTATGCAATTATTGGTCGTGATGACTGTATTTGGTGTGACAGAGCAAAGGGCTTACTTGAGGAAAAGGGTTTGGAATATACCTATGTTTTAGTAGAGTATAACAGATGGCTTGTTACTCTTATGCAGGCCGCTGGTTACAAAACAGTCCCCCTTATCTTTAGTCCTGACAACAAAGTTATTGGTGGTTATACAGAACTAGAAGAAATTTTTGGAGAGTAACAATGTCAGAATGGAAGCCAGACCCCACACTAGGTGGCGAGCAGATTGAAGCACGTAAGCAAGAAGTTGTAGCTCACCTTAAGTCTGCTGTTAATGTTGCCTACTACCACATTGACCAACAGTTGCAACGTGATATTGAAGACCTGAGGAAGAAGGCTGGGGAACAAAAAGGTAAAATGATGTCTTTTGTGAAGAAGGCAGAGGAACTACCAGCCCTAACTGTTGTGCGTAAGTATTGGCAAAAAACAGACAACGACTTGCTACATCATTTGACAGAGACAATCATGAAGAACGGAGAGTAACAATGTCGGAAGCCCCTAAGTCTCGTCGTGTGACTAAGTATAAGAACGCTGATGTCAAGACTGTATCTGGTCTTGTAGCTAAAACACCTAAACAACAAGAATTGATTGATGCACTCAAGTCTAGTCGGCAAGTATTTATCTTAGGCCCAGCGGGAACAGGGAAGACATATGTTACAACTACATATGCTGCTGACCTTTATACCTTGAAGAAGATTGATAAGATTGTTATTACACGTCCTATGGTTTCTGTTGGCAAAGAGTTGGGTTTCCTAAAAGGTGACTTGCAAGAAAAGACTATGCCTTGGGCCTTACCCGTTCTTGATGTGTTGGAGAAGCACTTGGGTAAAGGGACTGTTGAGACTGCTATCAAGAGTGGTAACATTGAGATGGCCCCCCTAGCTCTTATGCGTGGTAGGTCTTTTGAGAATGCTTTCATTATTGTTGACGAAACACAGAACATTACCACACACGAACTTAAGATGCTCTTGACAAGGGTTGGAGAAGGCTCTACTATCGTTCTCAATGGGGATGTGCAACAAAGTGATCTTAAAGAAGCTGATGGTCTATCTAAGGTCATTCACTTAGCTAAGAAGCATATGTTGCCTGTTGCTATTGTAGAGTTTGGTGTAGAAGACATCATTCGATCAGACATTACAGCCCAATGGGTTAAAGTATTCATGCACGAAAAACTGTAAGTTTAGGGAGAAACTATGAGTGATAATGTAAACAACCCCTCTCACTACGGGCAAGGTAGTATTGAGGCTATTGAGTATATCAAAGACTTTCTTACTAAAGAGGAATACATCGGGAATCTTCGGGGTAACATTGCAAAGTATCTACATCGTTGGCGTTACAAGAATGGTATTGAAGACCTCAAGAAAGCACGCTGGTATCTAGAACGTCTGATTGAAGAAGTAGAAGAAGTAGAATAACAAAAAGCCCCAAGCGTCCGTTATGGATACTTGGGGCTTTACTATTTGTATTTTATGGTTGTTTGTTACGAGAGAACAGGCTTCTAATCCATCGGCCAATCTCATTAGGGCTAGGCAACAACCACCCAAGGAGTAAGAGAAGGATTACCCACACAGGAGTTTCATTCACTATTACTTGTTGCACACTATCAGCTTTTACTTGGCTGTTGTCTGATGTTTGGAATACTCTATCAGCAGTCTCAAACTTTAGTGTCTGATCACTGTTAGTTGTCTTCCCCAAAGTCTGAGTATTTGTCTTCCCTACTTGAGTGTTCGCTGCTACGTTGGTTCCCCCGCCCGCTAGAAGACCCAGAGGAACCTTGCTGCAACTTGCTATACTGGTCAAGGCCAAAAGCAGCAGTAACAAACGCAAAGACAGGCCAAACGAGAATTTCGATAATTTCAACATCTTTCACCTCTACGATATAGAATAGCCAAAGTAATAGAACTACAGCTAGTTCCCGTTTGAATGTCTTTTTCATAATCTACTCTCTTTCGAGATACTCTCTGATACCCTTGATATTCTCAACCTTATTTCCTTTGGATAAGTTCATCTTTGCAGGAATTATCCTTAGGTTCCACCAAACGTGCAGGCCACAAACGTTTTCCCCCTTTAAGGGGACGATATGATCTACGTGATGCTCTTTCTTAGTGGACTCTGTAATTTTTTGGCAAGCCTTGTATATAACCTTTATTTTCTCTAGGTCAGACCAAGGGGGCGTAGCATCCAATTTGTAACACCTTCTCTCTGCGCTTTTGTGTGCGTAGTAACCCTTGTTCTCCACAGCCCATTTTCGTTTTTGCGAGTTAAGTTTCACCCTGTTTTCATCGTCGTAAGTCCTCTTATAAGAAGCTATTTTTTGACAATTTTCTAAGGCATACTCCCTGTTCCTCGCGTCCAACCTTGCTTTGTTACTCTGGTAATACTCGCTCATGTAAACCCTAAGGCAATCCTTGCACTCATGTTTAAGGCCATCCTTACTGCGCTTGTCCTTACTAAAACAAGAGGTTTGCTTTAGGGTTTTACAAGTCGAACAGGTTTTATCTGTCACTTGCTTGCCTATCTAGAATCTCTCGGATGGCTTTTAGGTTCTCATCTATCCTAGCTAGGGTGATAGCTTGGCTTTGGACTACAGTTTCAAGGCTAGAGGTTCTAGCATCAAGACGAATAAGTTCAGCCGAGTTAGCATCAACATCATTCCTCAAGGTAGCAACAAACCAGATTAAGGCGATTGTCTGACAAAAGATAGCAAACACTAATGTTACGGGGACACTCTTGGATAAGTGCCAAGGATCGTTAGGCATTAAATAAGTCTCTCTCTTGTTGTCTACGTTTAGTCAAACCCCTAAGAACATTCATCTTACCAGTTTGTTTGTCTCTTTGCTTATTCCACATTAGGAAGGCATCAGCGGCCCCCCTGTAGTCCCCTGTATTGAGCTTACGAAGCACTGTAGACTTAGAGAAGTTACCTTCCCCTATGTTAAAGATAAGAGAGCCTACAGCATCGTGCTGGTTCTGTGTGAGAGGGACTTTAACTAGGCGGTCGATAACATCCTCTACCCACGCTAGATCACTCCTTAGAAGGGCTTCAGCTTGGTCTTCAGTGATAACCATACCCTGTTTAGCAGTCTTTGTGTGGCCATAACCGATAGTCCAAACATCATCTTTAGTGGGTAGATAGGCTGTAAGCCTTAGTGCCTCATGCTCTTTGATAGCGTCCACACTCTTGATACGCATTATGCACCTGTGGGGTCAGGGTAACGAGCCTTAATCTCTGCGATCTTAGCCAACCATTCTTCTTTTGTTGCTGCATCCCTAAGCATCTTCATAGCCAAAGGGTCAGCCTCTAGAATGTATGCCTCACGACGAGCAGCTTCCTGTTCCTCTTTTGTTGGCGCTGGTGTAGGAAAGCTAGGTGCTACCTCTTGAATAACCTTTGCTTTACTAGTATTGAAGTCAAAAACTGTGATAGTCATTAGCGATACCCCACTTGTATAGAACCTGCGCTAAAGGTTGCTGTTCCGTTTCGTGTAACTCTGAGTTGGGTTAGTTCTGCACCTAGTTCTACTCGACCCGCGCCTGCTCCCATCGCCACACTAGCACCTCGCGCCAAAACATGGTTTGAGAACCACCTGTTAGTTCCAACACGGACAATAGGAATTACCGTTGTGCCTGCCGCCGATGCAGTGGGAGAAGCTAAGCCATTAGTGAAAGAAGATGCACTACCAGATGTGGTAGCATCCGCTCTGCTAACATAACCAGTTGTTACAAAGCCCCCACTAGTTCCAAGCTGGATTAGAAGGGTGTCACTCGCTGAAAACTGGACTCCGTTTATTGCAACAACAACCTCTTGAATACCCGCAGGTAGACCTGTAAAATCAAAAGCTGTCCCACTTGTAGTAGTAGTTAAGGCGCTGTAAGTAAAAGTCTTTGCCGCTAGGGCAGTAATAGCTTGGGCTGTTCGCAATGGTGT